TTTTTATTTATAAGGAGGACTTTGATTTAATGAGTGACAAAGTAAAACAGATGACAAACAAGGTAGTTTTGGCAGGTAAGGTTGCTGAACTCGAAGTAAGGAAGGGAACAACAGAGAAGAAAGTTCCTTACATCAGTGTAAAGGGTGCTATTCAGTTTGGCGAACATAAGGCTCAGACAAGAAATTTTGAAAAGTTCGTTATGGAGTACAGTATTAAAGAAGATGGTTCTCATAAGGAGAATAAGGCTTATCCTAAGGTAGTAGAGTGGGCTGACAAAGCAAAATCTATTGCAAAGACTACATACGATGATGCAACGGAGGTTAGTATTCAAGGCGCATTTGCTACTAATGACTATGTAAATAAGGAAGAGAAATTAATTGAGGCACTGAAGATTGATGCGGCTTTCTTTAATGATTTAGACGGTGATTACAAGGCAACTGCTGATATTGAAGGCTACATTCAAACAATCACACCTGAAACAAAGGGTGAAGACCAGACCGAAACTGGCAGGTTAAGAGTAACTATTCTTACAAATGATTTCTTTGGAAATATTATTCCTGTTAAGAACATTATTGTTCCAGCAGAGTTAAAGGATGCATTTGAAGATGGTTACGAAGTAGGACAGACTGCAAAAGTATTTATTGATTTTGTACTACATAAGGGTGAAGAGAAACCTAAGAAATCTGGTGGTATTGGCGTTCAGCGATCTACAGATGGTAAATCATATGTGGAAATGATTTTAACTGGTGCTGATCCTGCAATTGATGAGGATGAAGAGAATTCATTCTCTAAGGAAGCTGTAAGAATTGGTATGGCAGAAAGAAGGGCTGAACTTGATAAGCTGAAGGAAAAGGGTTATCAGGGTGGCGCAGGAAAGTCTATCAGTAGTGTTTCTACTTCTAAGCCAAAAACAACTGTTAAAGATGAGGACATTCCATTCTAAAGAATGTTCCATCTACACAAATTTAAAAAATATTACATAAAAGGAGATTATATAACACATGGCAGAAATTGATATTTTTAACTTACAACCAAGCACAATTAGTAGAGATTTATCAGGAAAGAGTTTCCTTATTTATGGAACAAGAAAGAGTGGTAAAACTTCCAACGCAGTTAAGTTTCCAAAGCCATTGGTAATGGGTTTTGAAAAAGGTTGGAACATGCTTTCTGGTGTATATGGACAGCCTATCAATAAGTGGTCTGAAGCCTTAAAGGTTAAGAAGCAGTTATTGGCAGATGTTGATAGAGTAGAAAAGGGTCAGAAGGAAGAGACAACATTTAAGACTGTAGTAGTAGATACAGCGGACCTTGCTTATATGATGTGTGAAGACCATATTCTTGCAAAGGAAGGTGTTGAATATCTTGATGAAACAGAGTCAAAAAGAGGTTATAAGGCTGTCAAGAAGGAATTCAATATGTTCTTCCAGGAGATTGTAAAGGCTGGTTATACACTTGTAGTTATCGCACATTCTGAAACAAAACAGATTAAAGAAAATGGAGAGAAGTATGAAAGAACTCAGCCATTAATAGATAAGCGTGGTTTTGACGTCCTTGCAGGATTAGTGGATGTTGTTGGTTTTGCAACTAATGAATTGCAAGAAGATGGTACAAACAAGATGGTTCTTACAATGAGAGGTAATCAGTATCTTGAAGCTGGCACAAGAAATAAATACATGTCTACAAAGATCCCGTTTACTTATGAAGCTTTAAGAACTGATATGGAGCAAGCTATTGATAAGTTAGAAGCAGAAGATGGTGCGGTTGTTTCTGATAAGCCTATTGACGTATACAAAGATCAGTCAGAAGTAGCGGATTTTAAGGAAACTGTTAGCGCTATTGGGAAGATTGCAAAAGAATTGAATAATCAAGGAATGATGGATAAGTATCAGGCTATTACTAATAAATATCTTGGTAAAGGTAAGTTGGTAAGAGATTGTGACGCTACACAGATTGATTTACTTATGTTAATTCTTGATGATTTGAATGATCTGATTAAGGAAGAAGGACTTTTGATTGAATAGTAAGTAAGGGGTTAACCCCTTATCTTACTAAGAAAGGTAGTGTAAGGATGGCAAGAAAAGTAAAATGTCCTGAGTGTGGGACATTCAATGATAAAGAAAATGCTGTGTGCCATAATTCCAAATACTACTGTAAGGTTTGTTTTGAAAATAAAATGCGAGAATCGCAAGATTATAAGGAATTAATTGCTTATATATGTGAGTTATATCAGATAGATGCTCCAACAGGATGGATGCTAAAACAAATAAAAGACTTTAAGGAGCAATTCAATTATACATACAAAGGTATGAAAACTACACTACATTATTTTTATGAAATACAAGAAGGTAATGATGTGGCAGACAGTATGGGAATTGGTATTGTTCCTTTTGTCTATGATGAAGCGAAAAAGTTTTATATAGATAAGAAAGCAGTTAAGGATAGTGTTATTGGATGTGATTTAGAAGAATTGCAGAACAAGAGACGAATTATAAATATGCGAAAAATGAACAAACCAAATGAAAACAAGTATAAAGACATAGCATTGATTGATATAGAAAAAATATGAAAGGAAGAATATATATTTGAAGAAAAGTAAACTAGTTAGCTATGTAAATAAGCAAGCAATTAGAGAAATTCTTGGTAGCTTATTACAAGCCCCATCTTTGATTAGGGAATACAAAATTGTACAAAACGATTTTCCTGAAACCTTTCATAAATTGATTTTTGCAGCGATTAACAATCTGTATAAAAATGGAGCAGAAGTGATTGATGCAGTAGCAATAGATGAATACCTGTCGCATTATGAAACGCAATATCAGGTATTTACTAAAAATGAAGGTATTAACTTCTTAGAGAAAGTACAAGAAATGGCACTACAGAGTAATTTTAAATACTATTACGACCAATTAAAGAAGTTTTCGTTATTAAGAAGTTATGCTGAAAATGGTATAGATGTTTCTGAGTTTTTTAACCCAGATGAAATAGACCCAGTAACTATTGAAGCACAAAGAAAATTATTAGATGAATATTCTTTACAGGATATTATCAATCATTATAAGAAGAAACAACTAAAGATTATTGCTCCTTTTATTAGTACAGAGGGTAGAGATTCCAAAAAAGCAGGTGTAGGTGGACATGAGCAAAAAGAAAAGTGGAAACAAGATACTGCTTGGGGCATTGGATATTCAAGCGCTTATCTTACCACTGCATTGCATGGAGTAAGAAAAAGGCGTTTTAATGTTAAATCTGCTGGAACTGGTGTGGGTAAAACACGTTCTAGTATTGCGGATATTGGTTATGCTTGCTCTCCTTATTATTACGATAAGGGGCTTGGTAAGTGGTGTGAAAACCCAAATGGTATATATAATGGTGCTTTATATATCGGTACAGAAATGGAGTTGTTGGAAGAAATCGACCCTATCCTTTGGGCATACATAGCAGATGTTCCTCAAGATCATATCGAGTTCAATATGTATGAAGAAGGAGAGGAAGAAAGAGTAGATAAAGCCATTGATATTTTAGAGCATGAAGCAAATATTTGGTTTGAGTATGTGCCAGAATATGATGCAAACACATTAGAGGAAGTGATTGAGCAGCATAAATTAGATCATAACATTGAGTATGTTTGGTTTGACTACATTAGTTCAACAGTTGAATTGAATAGTGAATATGCATCTGAATCTAAAATCAAAATGGTAGTAAGAGAAGACCAAGTATTAGCAAATCTATCAAAGAAATTAAAGAATTTTACACGAAAGTTTGATGTCTCAATTGATTCATTTACACAGGTGACAGGCGATTTTAAGAATGAAGCAAATCGTGATCAAACAATCGTAAGAGGTGCAAAATCCATTATTGATAAGGCTGATGGAGCAATGATTGCAATGCCACCAACCGAAAAGGAATTAAAAAAGGTTGAACCGATTACTAGAGAGTTGTTGAATAAGCCAACGCCTAATTTAGTGTATTCACTATATAAAAATCGTGGTGGTAAGTGGAATAAGATTAAGATTTGGCTTTATATAGATTATTCAACTATGAGAGTACATGACTTATTTGTTACTGATTATGAATACAAACTTATTAAAGATATTGAAAAAACATATATCAATGTGTCAAATGAAGATTATGCAAGTTCAACAGCAATAAGAAATCCTGTTGAAAATCTTGAAATTACAGAAAAAGAGACAGAAGAAATGAAATTTTAAGGAGTGGTATTTTGATAGATAAAGATTATCTACTTGAACATATCACTGAAGAACAGATTTTACAGCTCTTAGCAAGGTTTGGTGCAGCTCCTTATGGAGTGATAAAAGAAAAAGAGATATGGTTTCAAACAATTTGTCATGGCGGAGATAGTCATAAGTTGTGCTATTTTCGTGGCACGAAAACATTTTACTGTTATACGGATTGTGGTCAAATGTCCTTGTTTAATCTAATAATGAAAGTTAAAAACTGCACATTTTCAGAATCAATAAAATATATCGCAAATGAAATAGGAATTAGTAATAGGTATGGTTTTAATAACACAATGCCTATGATTAACCAAGAACTATTAAAGATTGATAAGTACATACAGCTTCGTAAACCTAAAAAAACAGAAATAAAACATCTTTCTAAAATTGATGATAGAATACTCAATTATTTTGAGAACGATGTGTTTTACACTGGTTGGATAAATGAAGGCATTAGCATAGAAACAATGCGGCATTTTGGTATTCGTTGGTATGAGATTGAAAAGCATATTATTATACCGCACTACAATATAAGTGGAGAATTAGTAGGTATACGAAGAAGAAGTTTACAAGAGAAAGATAAGAATAACAAATATATGCCTGAACGAATCGAAGGAATTGAGTACAGTCATTCTTTAAATCTTAACCTGTATGGATTAGATAAACACATAAAAGGCATATTGAAAACAAAAAAAGTAGTGATTGCAGAATCCGAAAAGAGCGTCATGCTTGCTCACGATTATTACGGAGAGGATGCTTTTGTTGTAGCAACGTGTGGTTTCAATATCTCAAATTGGCATAGAGATGTGTTATTGAGTCTTGGTGTTGAAGAGGTAATGTTAGCATTTGATAAGGATTTTGAACTACAAGAGTTTGAGAATTGTGATGAAGACAATCCAGAATATCAAAAGTTTTTAAGATATGTGAAACGTATTTACTCATTAGCACACAAGTTTACAGCATTTTGCAGGACATATGTGTTATGGGATGATATGGGATTACTTGGTAAAAAAGACTCGCCTTTTGATAGAGGTCAGGAAATATTAGAAACTCTAATGAAGCACAAAGTAGAAATTACTACAGAAAGAGACGGTGAAGAATAGTTATTGGATAAATTATTATGGAAAACAATACATAAGTGTGAATTTAATAAGGAAGATGATTTCTTAGAAAGAATTCTTACGCAGAATGGTGTAGAAGATATATATGAGTTTTTACATGTAAATAAGAGTCATACCCACTCTCCATTTTTGTTAAGAAATATGGAAGAGGGTATTACCTTATTACATAGTAAGTTGGGAGGAACAATTTTTATTAAGAGAGATCCTGATGTAGATGGATATACTTCATCAGCGTATTTAAAAGGATTTATAAACGATATTTCTCCTGAAACCAAGATTATTTGTAACACAAGTTATCAAAAAGAACACGGTATTTTTATTGGGGATATTAAAGATATTGTAGAAGAAATTGATTTGATTATCATACCAGATGCTGGTTCTAGCAGCGTCAAAGAATGTAAAGAGATTACAGAGAAATATAATATCCCTATTTTAATTATTGACCACCATGAGATAGAAGCAGAAAAAGAATCAAAAGAATTTGTTAGTAAATATGCCATTCTTATAAATTGTCAAGATGGCCAATATCCAAACAACACTTTATCTGGTGTTGGTGTAGTACATAAGTTTTGTTTAGCATATGCAGAAAAATATGGAATAAGAGAAGAAGTATGTAACTATTATTTAGATTTAGTTTCGCTTGGTATGATAGCAGACTCAATGGATATGCGTAATTTAGAAACACGCTATTATGCACTTGAGGGACTAAAAGAAGAAAACAGACACAATCTTCTTATCAAAGAATTAGCTTTGAAATATGAAGAGGATATGAAGCTTGGTTTCACTCTTGATTCTATTGGCTGGGTAATTGCTCCTAAAATGAATGGTTTAATTCGATATGGAACACCAGACGAACAAAACGACTTGTTCAGAGCATTATGTGGAGAAAAAGAAGATAGGGAGTATCAACCAAGAAGACCAAGAGGAGCTGGTAAAAACTCTCCCAAGCCGCCTGTTGAAATTCATTCTTTGCAGAAGACAATGGCAAGAGTATGTGGAAATGCCAAAGAAAGACAGGACAAAGCAGTAAGAGATTATATGAAAAAACTTGACGAAGTTATTCAGTCTAAACAGTTAGATAAAAATAGTGTAATCATTATTGATGCTACTGAAATTGTTGATAAGAAAACTGTAACTGGTTTGGTTGCAAATAAGTTGGCAGAGAAGTATCACAGGCCAATTGTTATTTTAAAAAGTAGAGATGACAAAACTTATGGTGGTTCAGGGAGAGGATATGACAAAGGCATAATAGACGATTTCCGTACATTTTTAAATGAAACAAAGGTGTTTGAATGTGCTGGTCACAATAACGCTTTTGGCGTATTGCTTGCAAAGGAGAATTTAACCAAAGCAATTGAGTTATGTAATAAGAAATTGAAATTAGATGATTTGGTAACAATTCACGAAGTTGATTATGAAGTAAAAGCTGACAAACTTACATCAAAATCAGTTATGAAGGTTGCAGAGTCTTATGAGATTTGGGGAAAGGGAGTACCAGAACCTACTTTTGTTATTACAGATATTGAAATTCCTGCAAAGGATATTGTTGCATATGGTGAAAATAATGGTTTCATAAAATTTACATACAATGGTATTGATTACATAAAGAAGTATTGTTGTAAAGGTGAATGGGAAACTATGACGCTAAGAGATAGAAATATATTAGGGGAAAACAAAAAAATCTTACATATGACTATTATTGGCAACTTTGTATTAAATGAATGGGATGGACAACGGTATCCACAAGTAAAGATTAAATTTTTTGAAAGTGAAGAATACAAGCCTACAAGTAAAAACAAAGTTGATATTGATGATGACTTTTTATTCTAAGAGAAAGTGAGGAAACATGAATAGTATTAATATAGAAGAAATTGAATTTATGTCTAACCATAATCATGACGAAGATTCAAATTTTAGATTTAAAGATTGCATTATTAGAGCAGAAGATATTGTTAATAGAGCAATTGAATTAGGATATAAAGGTGTAAGTATAACGAATCATGAAACCGTTTCCTCCCATATTAGAATAATGCAACGCTTTCAAACACTCAAAAAATTACAAAAGAAATATAAAGCCTATTTATTGCAAAATGACGAAGAAGGATTGAAAAAAGATAAGGATATGCAAAAAGAACTCCATCTTATCGAGAAAATGGATGATGATTTCAAGCTTGGATTAGGGAATGAAATTTATCTGATTGATGCTCTTTCTGATGTAAAAGAAAATTATGAACCTGGTATTACAAAATACTGGCATTTTATTTTAATAGCTAAAAATCCTAAAGGTTATGAACAAATTAAAAGAATTTCATCTGAAAGTGCATGGAAGAATTGGTTTAGACAAGGGAAGATGGAACGTGTACCTACTATAAAATGCGAATTGGAAGAAATAATTGGAGAAGAAAAAGGTAATATCATTGCTACAACCGCCTGCCTTGGTGGAGAGTTTCCTAATTATGTCCTTTCTTATTTTAGAGACGGTAATGCTTCAGCAAAGCGAAAAATACACGAATTTGTTCAGTGGGGAATCAAAGTATTTGGGAAAGAAAATTTCTTTTTTGAATTACAACCAACTTTTGAAAAGCCCTGTGATGATATATTAGAGCAGCACCCACAAATAACTTTTAATAAAAATGCCGTAATGCTCGCTAAAGCATATGGGCTAAGATACACATTCGCAACTGATAGTCATTATTTGAAAAAGGAACATAGACCAGTACACGAAGCATATTTACATGCAGATGAAGACAATGCAAGTAATAGAGAATTAGGCGATTTTTATGCAACAACATATATGATGGATATTTCTGAATTATGTGAATTACTTAGTTCACATCTTACAAATGAAGAAATCATACAAGGTTTTAAAAACACTATGGTAATGCATAGTATGATTGAAACTTATGATCTGAGCCATTCTGTTATTGTTCCAAGAGATAAAAAGATTCCTAAATTTGAGTTGAGACACATTTTTAAGGAGTGGTATAACGAATATTCATACATCAAAAAGTTTGCAGAGAGTGAGGATGAGCAAGAAAGATATCTTTTATATATGATTGAACAGGCAGTAGCAGAGAGAAAAATACGGCTTGTTAGGTCTGTTGTTGAGAGATTAAATACAGAATTGGGAGAAGTATGGGAGATTTCAGAGAAAATACATATGAGACTTGCTACATATTATGTACTTGTAAGAAACATCATTATTGAAATCATGTGGAAAGTTTCATATGTAGGTATTGCGAGAGGTTCTGTAACAGGATTCCTTATGGCATATGCAATAGGTATCACTCAGATGAATCCTATGAAATACAGTTTACCCCATTGGAGACATCTTAGTGCTGAAAGACCGGAGTTACCTGATATTGACGTAGACTCGGAATCAGCTAAAAGACAAGAGATATTTGCATTAATGAAAGAGTATTTTGGACAAGATAATGTCTTAAATACATTGACACTTAAAACCGAAGGAACAAAGAGTTGCACACTTACCGCTTGTAGAGGTTGGGGCTTAGATAATGATACTGCACAAGCAATAGCAGATATGATTCCTTTTGAACGTGGATCTAATTGGTCATTAAAGGATTGTTTTGAAGGAAATGTAGAAAAGAATAGAGCACCAGTTACAGAATTTATTAATACAGTGGCTAAATATGATGGTTTGAAAGAGATTATGTTACTAATTGAAGGATTAGTATGTGGACGTTCTATTCATGCGTCGGCTGTCTATATCTTTGATAATGGTTATATTGAACACAATAGTAGAATGAAAGCACCAAATGGTACGGATATTACTTCTTATAATATGCGTGATTCAGATTGGTGTGGCGCATTAAAATTTGATTGCTTAACAATTTTAGGGTTGGATAAAGAACATAAATGTGTTGATTTACTGATTGAAAAGGGAATATTACAAGACCAGGGAAGTATAAAAGCAACCTATGATAAATACATTCATCCTGACGTTTTAGATTATGATACGAAAGAGATGTGGGATTTGGTTGGTAATAACGAGATTATTGATGCTTTTCAGTTTGATACACCAACAGGTTCACAAGCAGCCAAAAAGGTTAAACCACATACATTACCAGAACTTGCAACCGCAAACTCTCTCATGAGGCTCATGCCTGAACAAGGGGATGAGTCACCTATTGATACATACATCAAATACAAAAATGATATTTCACTTTGGTATAAGGAAATGAGAGATTATGGCTTAACTGAAGAAGAAATAAAAGTATTAGAACCATATTTGTTGCCTGTATATGGTGTGGCAGAAACTCAAGAAGTGGTAATGAGATTGTCAATGGATAAACATATAGCAGGTTTTAATGTAGCGGAAGCAAACATGATTCGTAAGTCAATTGCAAAAAAGAAGGCAGATGTACTTGAAAAAGCAAAAAATCTTTTCTTTGAGAAAGGACGAACATTAGGTACAAGTGAAAAACTTTTAAAATATGTGTGGTTTGTGCAATTTAAAAAGAGTTTCGGTTATTCATTTTCTCAAAATCATACATTCCCTTATTCCGGAATTTGCTTACAAGAAATGAATTTAGCATATCACTACAATAGAATCTTTTGGAATACAGCTTGCTTAACCGTAAATGCTGGTGCCGATGAGAACAATGATAATAACAAAACAACCAATTATGGAAAGATTGCAAAAGCTATTAGTGAGATTCAAACAAAAGGACAGAAGATTGAATTGCCTGACATCAACAAAGCAAAATTTGGATTTGAACCAGATGTTGAAACAGATGAAATTATTTTTGGATTAAAAGGTATTTCTAATATTGGTGATAAAGAAGCAGAAGCCATTATACAGAATCAGCCATATAAGAGTTTAGACGACTTCCTAGAGAAAATGGAAGAGTTTAAGAATAGTGTCAAAGAAAATAAATTTGGTGAGAGTGCTGTTATTACCTTAATTAAAGCAGGTAGTTTTGACAAACTTGAAGGTAAAAATAGAATAGAAATAATGAAAGATTATATAAGAAAAATTTCTAAACCACTCACTTCTTTGAGAATGGATGATATTGAAATTCTAAAAGAACTTGGTTTATTAACAGACTCGCAGTGGAGTTATGAGTATAGACTGTATAGGTTTAGAAAATATGTATACAATAATCAGTTCTTGGCAAAAAAAAGAGGTAAATCGCCAAATACATTTTATTACAGATTAGAAAGACAATATTCAGAACCTTATTTCTTTGAAAATTTTGAAACAAATATGGAAGAAGGTAAGGATTATGAATACGATAATGATGGTTATATTCTTGTAAAAAGAGGAAGTCTTGACAGAGAATTTGATAAATTGATGGCAGACTTTAAGAAGAATATACTTCAAAGTCAGAAATGTTTGGATGCTGTTAATGAGAAAAGGTTTACTGAAAAGTGGAACGAAAAGATAGAAGGAACTATTTCTAAATGGGAAATGGATTCATTGAATTTTTATTATCATGAACATGAGTTAGCACATGTAGATAAGGAGAAGTATTTAATATCAGATTTTGACACATTGCCAGAAACACCGGAAGTAACGGAATATTATGTTTTCAGAGGTAAAGAAAGACCAAGATTTAAACTAACAAGAATTTGTGGGACTGTGCTTGACAAAGATAAAAACAAACACATTATCACACTACTTACTCCATCTGGTGTGGTTGGGGTTAAGTTTTATAAAGGACAATTTGGTTTTTATGATAAGCAAATTTCAGAGAAGGATGAAGAAACAGATACCAAGGTAGTGAAAGAAAAGTCATGGTTTAGAAGAGGAAATAAATTATTGATTACGGGGTATCGGAGAGAAGATCAGTTTGTTCCTAAAAAGTATGTTGATTCCGCTTATAGGCACACACTTCAGTTGATAACAGATATAGACGAAGAAGGCAATTTAAAGTTGCAATCAGAGAGAGTTGGTGAAGAAGACGAGTAATAAGATTATAAAAATAGAAGCAAGATTAAGTAGAGTCCTTTTTCCTAAGTATCCTGATATATTGGGGCAAGGGGACAATACATATGGAATTGTTAGTTGGTGTCCTATGTTGGTGCTAGAGGGAGATGTACAAACAGATAATTGGGGAAATTTAGTAGTAAAAGGAAACTATGAAGAAGAAATAGAACCCAAAACCGATTATACAATTATCGCAAAAGAAGTATATGATGAGCAACGTGGTATTCAGTATGAGTTAATGTTTATTGGTCAGTTGATTAATTTATCAAGTGTTCAAAATCAAAAATCATTTTTGAAAACTTTTCTTACTAATAACCAAATTTCAGAAATGTTCAAGGTGTTAGAGAATCCGTTAGCTGCTATTGAAGCACACGATGTAGAAGCACTCAAAAAGGTAAATGGTATTGGTGATTATATTGCCAATTGTATTATTGATAGGTATGAGGACAATAAGGATAACTGTGAAGTTTATTTGGAACTAGATGAATATGGTCTAACTCCTAAATTCATTCAGAAACTTATTAAACAATACAAAAATCCTCATAAAGTTATTGAAATTATAAAGAAAAATCCTTATCAATTAAGTTTTGATGTAGATGGAATTGGTTTTAAAACAGCCGACAGTCTTGCTTTGAAGAGTGGCATCAGTGAAACATCACCAGAACGAATTGAGGCATATATTAATTATTTGTTACACGAACTGGCACAGAATGGTAATTCTTACATTACATCAGGTGAATTAACAGCTTATATATTTGAGGAGTTTGGTGGGAAAGAAAATATTCTTGAAGTTTATTTGGATGAAGAAGATAGGGTTATAGGCAACAATATTGGTAAAGCTATTGATGATTTAAAAGAAAAAGGAATTATTGTAGTAGAAGATACAGAAAACAAATCAAACAGAAGAGTTTATCTAAAAGAATATTACAAATTAGAGAAGGATATTGCAGACCATTTAAAAAGGATTGCCAATGCAAAAAATAAATTTATATACGATGATTGGGAGCAAATAGTAACAGCACAAGAGAATAAGCAAGGATGGAAATTCACAGAGGAACAAAAAGCCGGGATTAAGTTGGGGTTGGATAACCAAGTATGCTTTATAACAGGGGGTGCTGGCACAGGAAAATCAAGTCTTGTGTCAGGAATACTTGAATCTTTAAAAAATTATAGTTTTGCTCAAACAGCATTAGCAGGTAAAGCATCTGCTAGATTGCAAGAAGTAACTGGCAAAGAAGGGTTTACAATCCATAGGTTACTAGGCTATCAACCACAATTGGGATTTGCTCACAATGAAGAAAACCCATTACCATATGACATTATTATATTGGATGAAATTTCGTTGGTTGGCGGTGAGATTTTTTTATCGTTAATAAAGGCTATTCCAGATGGTACGAAGTTAATTATTTTAGGTGATATGGGACAGTTAGAGTCTATTGGGTGTATGAATTTAGCATTTGATATGTATAATAGCAAATTCATTACAACAATTGAATTAACAAAGGTACATAGACAAGCACAAAAATCCGGTATCATTGTGGCTTCTCAACAAATGAGAATGGGCGAACCTGTTTTGGAGAAGAAATTTATAGGCGAAAAAACTATTGGCGAATTACAAGATATGCACTTTGATATTGATGATACAAGTAGTACAACAAGAGAACGCACTATGAAATGGTTCAAAGAGAAGTATGAAAGTGATTTGGTTAGTGACATTATGGATATTCAGATACTATCACCCTGTAAGGACAGAGGTGATGCAAGTGTATTTAATCTGAATTTAGATGTACAAGAATATGTAAATCCTCATAGTCCAGACAAAAATGAAATCAAAGTTAATATAAGTAAAGATAAATCTTATTATCTTCGTGAGGGTGATAAGGTCATGTGTGTCAAGAACAACTACAAAATTTGTGGTGAAAATCGACAAGGCGTATTTAATGGATGGTGTGGAATCCTTAAAGAGATTGATACATTGTTTGGTTTACACAAAGTTTATATCCCAATGATTGATGATACGATGATTTTTAGTACAAGTGATCTGATCAATGGAGTTGTTTTGGGATATGCATCTACTGTTCATAAGTATCAAGGTTCATCGGCAAAAGTAATTATCGGTGCATTTGACAATACAACGCCACCTAATATGAGAACAAAGGAACTCTTATATACTTTATGGACAAGGGCAGAAAAGGATTGTACAACAGTTGCTCAGAACAGTGCCTTGTATAGTGCGGCTTTAAATAGTGAAATCAGTGATAAGAATACTTTTTTAGTGGAATTGTTGGATAACACATTAAATAGTGATGTGGCATAGAAAATAAGTCTATATATAGTGAACAGAATATTAAATAACCACTATATATAGACTGTAAATGTCAATAAAATAGGACTTTTATTTGGTTGATGTTGTATCATTTTCATTATTTATATCAAATGTTATTACTTTTATGATAAAGATAATTCCACCTACTATAAAACCAATTAAAGCATAGACAAAAAGATTGATAATAAAAGACAACAAAGAAAAATAGTGAGTAATATGATTTACTAAAAAGGAAGAAAAAGAATTATTTATCCATAATAAAAT